ACATTGATGAATCAATTTTCTACTACTTTACAAATGTTATAAAACCTTCTGTAGTACAAAATGGCGAAAGAATTGAAGTGCCTATAATATATGGTTCACCTGAAAAATGGAAATCCTTTCAAAAAGACGGATACTATAGAGATGTTCAAGGCAGAATTATGATGCCTATAATAATGTTTAAAAGAGACAGCATTGATAAGGTAAGATCTATAGCTAATAAATTAGACGCCAACAATCCTAACAATTTAACTTTACACAGAAAAAAATACAGTTCTAAAAATGCATATGACAACTTTAATGTGTTAAACAATGTTGTTCCTCAAAAAGTAAATTATGCAGTTGTAGTACCAGACTATATAACAATAACATACAGTTGTGCCATTAACACTTATTACATGGATCAACTAAATAAAATTGTTGAAGCAATTGGATATGCATCTGACTCATATTGGGGTGATCCTTCACGTTTTCAATTTAGAGCGATGATTGATTCGTTTGCTATAAAAACAGAAATATCAGATAAAGAAGAAAGAGCAGTAAGTAGTACATTCAACATAAAATTAAACGGATATATAATTCCTGACATATTACAAAAAGACATAACAGCATTGAAAAAATTACCAGATAAAGTTAAAATTACATTTACATCAGAAACAATTCCACCTTCACAACTTTAATAATATTTATAACAAAATAAAATTTATGACAACAAAAGTTTTAACAGCAGAAGAAATTACACAATTGAAAGAAGTTCAAGAAAAAAGACTTCAACTAATTGAACAGTTTGGAATAATTGAATTAAGAATTCAAGAATTTAAATTGCAAAAAGAATATTTAATAGTAGAACTTAAAAAAATACGTCAAGAAGAAACCACAATTGGTGAAAACTTACAGAAAAAATATGGCGATGGTTCAATAAATCTTGAAAAGGGAGAATTTGTAAGCGCTTAGTATTTTAATATGTTTCATCATATTTATAACAAAATAAAACATAATAAACAATGGCAGAAACATTAATATCACCTGGAGTCTTAGCAAGAGAAAACGATTCATCTTTTGTATCTCGTAGACCTGTAACAGCTGGAGCAGCAATCATTGGACCAACAGTTAAAGGTCCAGTTGAAATTCCAACAATTGTTACCACATTTAGCGAATATGCTAATATATTTGGCACAACATTTGACAGTGGAAGTGTTACAAATAGTAAAACATACACTTATTTTACTTCAATTGCAGCGTACAACTACTTTGTTAATGGTGGAACATCTTTACTAGTAGCTCGAGTAGTAACAGGATCTTACACATCAGCTAACACAACTACAGCTTCAGCTGGAAATGACGCAATTAAAGATTATAATAACAGTGAATCATTTGCTTTAGAAACACTTTCTGAAGGCATAATTATGAACAACTCAGGTTCCCAAACAGCTGGAGCTTTAATAAGTGGTTCTAAAGACAATGTAAGATATCAAATTGTAAATTCAAATACAGGATCAGGAACATTTGATTTACTAATTAGAAGAGGTGATGACAATGTTCTTACACCTACTGTGTTAGAAACTTTTACAATGTTGTCTTTAGATCCAAATTCTCCAAACTTTATTTCTCGTGTAATTGGTGATCAAGTTCAAAATTACAATGGAGTTACAATACAAATTGAGACTACAGGTTCATATGCTAACAGATCAAATTACATAAGAGTAAAAAATGTAAATGTTACAACATTAAATTATTTTGACAATAATGGAGTAGCTAAAAATGCATATACTTCTTCTATTCCTATAAATAAAAGTGGATCATTTGGTGGAGCAACAGGTACTGTAAGAGGAGGAGCTAAATTTTACAATGATATTTCTGACTCAGATACACAAGGACTAACAGCAGGATGTTATACTAATATGATTAATCTCTTATCAAATACTGATGATTTTAAATTTAATGTATTGTTAACACCAGGATTAATTGATAATACAACTTTGTTTCCAACTCATATTGGAGCAATATCTTCAATTATTACAAATACTCAAAATAGAGGAGATAATATTTATGTACTTGATCCTGTAGGATATGGTTCAGTAGTTTCAGCTGCTGTTGCAGCTGCTGGTACTCGTAACACATCATATGCTGCTGCTTACTGGCCTTGGTGCCAAATAGTAGATCCATCTACAGGAGACTTAGTTTATGTACCAGCCTCAACAGTAATTGGAGGAGTATATGCTTACAATGACTCAGTAGCTGAACCTTGGTTTGCACCTGCTGGAATAAATAGAGGAGGACTGTCACAAGTAGTTAGAGTTGAACAAAAACTCTCAGCTGCAAACAGAGACACTTTATACAATGGAAAAGTAAATCCAATTGCAACCTTCCCAGGAACAGGCATAGTAGTATATGGACAGAAAACATTACAAACTAGAGCTAGTGCTTTAGACAGAGTAAATGTTAGACGTTTGTTGATTGCTTTAAAATCATACATTTCTCAAATAGCTCTCAATTTAGTATTTGAACAAAACACTATTGCTACAAGAAATCAATTTTTAAGCCAAACAAATCCTTACTTAACATCTGTTCAACAAAGACAAGGATTGTATGCTTTCAAAGTAATTATGGATGAAACAAACAACACACCTGATGTAATTGACAGAAATGAATTAGTAGGTAAAATATTTGTTCAACCAACTAAAACAGCTGAATTCATTTACTTAGACTTCAACATCACACCAACAGGAGCTACTTTTGGAGCATAATTTTTTAAAAATATAATATTTATAATAAACAAAAACATAAAAATAAAATGGCAGTACTAAGTCCCAACGAAATATTTTTCACCGCATTTGAACCTAAAGTAAAAAATCGCTTTATTATGTATGTGGATGGAATTCCAGCTTACACAATTAAAAAGATTGGAGCTGTGGGTGTAACAATGGATGAAATTGTCTTAAATCACATTAACGTTTACCGTAAAATTAAAGGTAAAGCTAAGTGGGATGACATTGAAATGACATTGTTTGATCCTATTACACCATCAGGTGCTCAGTCTGTAATGGAATGGGTACGTTTACATCATGAATCTGTTACAGGCCGCGATGGTTACTCTGATTTTTACAAGAAAGATGTAACAATTAACGTTTTAGGACCAGTAGGAGACATTGTATCTGAATGGGTTATCAAAGGAGCATTTATTAAATCTGCAAAATTTGGAGACTACAGTTGGGATGATGAAGCAGCAGCACAAGAATTAACAGTTAACTTAGGAATGGATTATTGCATCTTAAACTTCTAATTTAACAAAACACAATATAAAGGAAACTCACTTAAACTTGGTGAGTTTCTTTTTTGTTCGTATATTTATATATGAACAATAAGTTACATTAATAAAATCTATGGAAAATACCAATGAAGTCAAATATGACTTCCCAACAGAAGAAATTGAATTGCCATCAAAAGGCTTAGTTTACCCTGAAGACAACATTTTGTCAAGTGGTAAAATTACCATGAAATACATGACAGCTAAGGAAGAGGACATTTTAACCAATCAGTCTTACATTCAAAAAGGCACAGTATTAGACAAAGTAATGCAAGCTTTAATTGTGTCTAAAATCAACTACAGTGATTTAATTGTAGGAGATAAAAATGCAATTATGGTAGCTGCTCGCATTTTAGGATATGGTAAAGACTATTTATTTGACTACAATGGAGAAGAACATACTGTAGATTTATCAACAATTGAAAATAAACCATTTGAATTAAAAAACAAAGGTGTTAATGAATTTGACTTTACTTTACCATCTACAGGTGTAAACATTACCTATAAAATATTAACTCATGGTGATGAACAAAAAATTGAAACAGAGTTAATTGGTTTAAAAAAAATCAATAAAGACACTTCACCTGATCTTTCCACACGTTTAAAATACATAATCACATCTGTTGGAGGAGATCGAGAAGTAAAAACAATTCGAGAGTTTGTAGACAAACACTTATTAGCTCGAGACTCACGAGAGTTAAGAAAACACATTAAATTAACACAACCAGATGTAAATCTGACTTTTTTTCCCGATAGGAACTCAGTTGGAGTCGATATCCCAATTGGGATTAAGTTTTTTTGGCCTGACTTCTAACACCGCACCAATTGCAAGATCTAACCTATTTATTCAAATTCATGAAATTGTATTTCATGGCAAGGGAGGATATGATTGGAACACAATATATAACATGCCGCGCTGGCTGCGCCAGTTTACATTTAACAAAATCAATGACTTTTATCAAAAAGAATCTGAAGCAAATGAAAATGCTTCTAAAGGCAAGAATTCCAACACATTAATGGATTCTTCTGGCAAAATCAACCGTAAAAATTTTCCTAACACACAAAAATCCTCTTCTAAAGTTAACTATAAATAAATTGTAAATATTTAATATTTATAACAAAATATATAAATGGCAGATTTAACTCCTGAACAAATAAAGTTACTTCAACAACAGAATGATCTTTATAGAAAACAGCTTGAAATGCAAGCTGAGGGATATAGTCTTTCTACATCATATTTAGAATCTTTAAAGGAAGTTATGAACATCAGATCTAGAACTTCTGTATCTGATGGTAATATATTAGACATAAATAAAAAAATAAATAGAGAAATAGCTGCACAAAAAGGTGTATATGATACATCTTCAGATGTACAAAAACAGATTGTAAAAAATAAAGCCTTAATACATAAAGCATCAGTTCAAGAATTAAGTTTATCTAGTCAATTAAATGATGATGATAAAAAAAGATTAGAATATGCTAATGCAAATATTAGCACTATTAATAAAAAAATGAAACTCCTTGATGAGGAAAAAGCTAAAAATTCTTCTCTTCAAGATAAAAATTTAATTAAACGATTACAAACTGAAATAGCTCAAAAAGAAAGAGGTTTAGATCTTCATACTAAATCTATGTCTCAAGCTGCTAGAACTTTATTATATACTCAAAAACAACGAGAAGAGCTAGAAAAACAAAATGTATTACGAGAAAAGGAAATAGTTAGATTAAAACAAATTGAAAAAACTTTAGGCTTAACTGGAGCTTTAATTAAAGGTATAGGTAAAATTCCTATAATAGGGAATCTTGTAGATACAAATAAAGCTTTAAAAGAAATGGAGAAAACCATTGCTAGTGGAGGAGGAAAATTTGCAGCTATGGGAACAGGTTTAAAATCTGTAGGAAAAGATATATTTACTCATTTAACTGACCCCTTAACAATATTAACATCTGTAACTACAACATTTTTTAATCTACTAACATCAGGTGATAAGGCTATAGGAGATTTAGCTAAAGGTATGAATATGTCTTATGAAAATGCTGCTAGTTTAAGAAATGAATTATCTACTATTTCTGAAAAAACAGGAGATACATATATTAACACTCAGGGTTTACAAGATTCTTTATTAGCTATAGGACAATCTTTAGGTTCAAATGGTAAATTAAATGAAAAAGATTTAGTAACATTTACTGAATTAAGAGAAAAAGCAGGTTATACTAATGATGAATTAATTGAAATGCAAAAATTAACTTTTGCAGTAGGAGGTAGTTTAGAAAATAATGTTAAAAGTTTCGCAGGCACTGTTGCCCAAATGAATTTGCAAAATAAACTAACAATTAATGAAAAACAATTATTAAAAGATATATCTAAAACATCTGATGCTATTAAATTATCAGTTGGAGGAACAACAGAAAAAATAGCAAAAGCTGCTTTCCAAGCAAAACAATTTGGTATCAATTTAGAACAAGCTGATAAAATATCTTCTGGGTTATTAGATTTTGAATCATCAATACAAAATGAACTTGAAGCTGAATTGCTAACAGGTAAAGATTTGAATTTAGAAAAAGCAAGATTATTAGCATTAAATGGTGACATAGCAGGAGCATCTGCAGAAATATTAAAACAAGTTGAAAGCTCAGCTGAATTTGCGGGAATGAATCGTATTCAACAAGAAGCAATAGCAAAAGCTGTTGGTTTAAGTAGAGATGATTTAGCAAAATCTTTAGTAGAAAGAGAAGCATTACAAAAATTAGGAGTAGATAGTGCTGAACAAGCTCAAAAAGAATTTGATCTTAGAGTATCACAAGTTGGATATGAACAAGCCTTAGCAGAATCTAAAGATCAAGCATATGGAAAACAACTTCTTCAAAATTCATTATCTGAAGATATGAATAAACTTGTGCAACAATTACAAGAAGCATTTATTCCTATAGCAAATGAATTGTTACCTAAAATTTCAAATTTTTTAAAAAATGATCTCCTTCCAATGGTAGGTGAATTAAAAAAGAATTTTGGTGTAATTAGAACAATAGTTGAAGCTATTGCTGTAATAATAGGAGTAAGAATGGTAGCAGGTCTTGTAGCTTCTATTGCTAAAGCTTTGATATTACTAGGAATTCAAGGATCAACAGCAGCAGCAGCTGCCGCAACTAATGCCTCTATTACTTTTGGTTTAGGATCAGTAGCTATTATAGCTGGAGTAGCAGCAGTTATGGGAGCAGTAGGAGGATATGCTTTGTCAGATGGCCACATTGGCTCAGATGGAGGATTAATAGTGTCAGGAGAAAAAGGATCATACCAACTAGACAAAAACGACTCAGTTATAGCAGGTACTAACTTAATGAGTGGTGGAGCAGCTGCATCATCAGGAGGCAATAATTCTGTAGTGAATGAATTACAACGTATAGAAGCAATGCTTCAAAATACATATGAAGTGCAAGCAAATATAGAAAAAGGAATTAAAGCTTCCAGTTTAGCATCAGCTATATATATGGATTCTACTCATGTTGGTACAGCTACAAATATAGGAACTTATAAAGTACAATAACCATGGGACTATTAACTAAATATACACTTCAAGGATCAACAATGTTAGGAAGTTTACTTAATCCAGATTTAACAACACAATATCCTTCCACTGTAACAGGCACACCAAATACTTTTAGCAATCCTGGAGGTCCAATTGTGCCTTTTCATCAAATATACAACTTTGCAAGAAATGGAGACACTTACTTAAGTCACATAAACAACTTACTTGTAGACAATAGTGACTTGTCAAATGACTTAAACATTCCAAGAATTTTAGCCATCACAAATCTAGACACTGAAAATGTTGGAGTAAATGGAGGATTTCCTACTAATCCACTTAATGACCCAACAGTATATCCTTTAACAACTACACACACTTCACCAATAAGAGGATATTTTGCTGACCCATCAACACCTCCTTCAAAATTTACTCAAAGTTTTAGTCCAAATGGCACATATTTAACATTTATTGAAAATGGAAAAGATATATATAATAAACCATATATTTAGTCATATTTATAACAAAAATACATACCATGGGACTCTTAAATCAACTTACAATCAACGGCTCTACATTTTCATATGGAAATGGAGTGACACCTCCTACTAATCAAGGAGCAACTACATTATCTAAATTACATGCTGACGGAGCAACTCCAGGATATTCATTAGATGGATCTGACTTTTCAACAGTAAATGCTGCTTACCAAGCCTACAATGATGGCACAAATAACATTTTACCTCAACCATCACAATTAGACTTAAACGGAGCAACACCAACTCAATACGTTAACAACTTACCTCAATAAACTATGCCACTAATAGATCTTACAACTAATCTAAGAGATCTTAAGTTTGGTAGAGATAGAGTTGATGGAGGTAGCAGCAACCAACCTTATGTTCAATCTGACATTCCTGCTCTTGACAAAGAGCCAGAGGGATTAGGCTACTTAAGTCAAGATTTTATTGTAAGAGGAGGTCTTAAAGCAGTCACTAACTCTGTTAAAGATGTTGAAAGACTGTCAAAATATTTTTCAGACATAAGAAATCCTAGTGGTCTTTTATTTATAGCTAAACAAAATTTACTTTCTAGACTGTCAGTAAAAACTCAAACTAGTGATCTTATTCTTAATGATGGCATATATTCTTCTTTAAGCACATTAGCAACAGCTGGAGGGTCAGCAGTTTTAGGATTACATACTGATAAACAAATTCGTCTTTCTGACAAATATGAAAGTAAAGTATATGAAAGTAAAATAAAAGGCAATGTTGAATGGAAGAACAATAGCAGACTATTTCAACTACAAAATTCTATAGTAAATAATAAAAATGATTATACACTTGGAGGAATAGGAATAGGAAATTCTAAAATTGGAGGAATAAAACTAAATCCAGATCCAAGTATTCTTTTAAAATATGGAGGAGGACCAGAATCTCCTTTAGGAATAGGCAACACAAACATTAGATTTGCTTCAGAAAGAGCATCTAATCTTGTTAGTCCTAATACCTTAAATGCTGCAGGAATTTCCAGTTATAGTGATACAAATAAAACAATAGAAAAACAACAATCAAATCCAGTTGCTATGGATTTTAGAAAACGTATTGTTTATTCTGATCCTGCAAAAAATATAGAAGATAGACTAAATTTAGGATCACCCGGTAAAATGTCCCCTTTACAATTTCGCCATGACAGAATAAACGCTTTACCTTTATATCAATCAGAAAATGTAAATTCTGATAAAATTACCACAGACATAATTCCTTTTAGAATAGGTGTTATAGATAATGACACTCCTACCTTAAAAACATACATACACTTTAGAGCTTTTTTAGACAACATAAGTGACTCATATTCAGCGGAGTGGAAAAAACAAAATTACATAGGAAGAGGTGAAGATTTCTACACATATGGAGGATTTGACAGAAAAGTTTCATTATCTTGGACAGTTGTTGCTCAATCAAAAAAGGAACTTATTCCAATGTATAAAAAGTTAAACTATTTAGCATCTGTTGTAATGCCTGACTATAGTCCATCAGGATACATGAGAGGAAATATGGTTACTTTAACTGTAGGAGGATACTTCAATGAACAGCCTGGTATTATAACTGGTTTTTCTTTTGACATGAATGATGATAACGCTACTTGGGAAATAGGCATAGATGAGAATGGAGAAGAAGATAACACCACTAGTCAACTTCCACATCTAATAAAAGTTAAAGGATTTAACTTTATTCCAATTCATAAATTTGTTCCAAGATTGCAACAAAATATATTTGGAACAGCTATACAGGATGATAATGGAAAATTAGAATTAATAGAGGGACCAGATAAAAGTGTATTATATAGTGGTGTAGAATATGGTAAAGAACATTTTATAGCTCTTACACCTACTAATGAAACACTACCTAGTCTATACACAATAGATGGTTTAAAAACATTAACTACATTCACTTCGACAGAATCCACACCATGAACCGTTATCAAAACATATCTACTACTACAATTGATAAAAAGCAAGTTTATGAAACAACTCGCTATCCTGAAATTCCCACCACAAGTGATGATATTTATATATACACAACCCAAGGTGACAGATTTGACGTTTTAGCAAATGTATATTATCAAGACAGTTCATTATGGTGGATTATATCAACAGCAAACACAGCAATAGCAGGAACAACATTACCTTCAGACTTACCACAAGACTCTTTAGTTATACCTGAAGGACTACAAATAAGAATACCTGCTAATTACATAGCAGTGTTAAATAGTTTTAAATTTTTAAACGGTTTATAAAAATGGGCAACATATTTGGGGAAGGATTTCCCACAGAAATAATTAAACAAATAGGTATAAGGCAAGAATTCCAAGGGGCTGGTTTTTCAAATGAACAACGAGATGCAAATAATTTAAAATTAAGAAATAATACTGCTTTTTGTCAATTATTATCTTCTACTACAATTACTGATTTAAAAAAACTTAATAATATTGGATTAATAGGTTTAGGTTTAACAGGTGATGCTTTAGCAAGAAAATACATGTTAAAAAATGGTGTAACCTCTTACAATGCAGAAACATTACCAGATGGTACAATACGTTATAAGGATATAGCAGCATATGGCATAACAGGTAATAAAATTAAAGGAGAACCTACAAGTTTAGATGCATATGGTATAGGAGGAACAGATTTTGGAGGATACGCTCCAATGATGGGTATTATTGGTGCTGACATTAAATATAAAAACATGGGTTCTATTCGAATAGCCAATGTAAAAATTAAAGCATTTAACAAAACCCAATTTGATATCATTGATATTTTATATTTACGTTTAGGATTTACTGTTCTTTTAGAATGGGGAAATTCTCTATTTATAGATAATACATCAAATAAAGTTATTGATAATATCTATGGAAATGAACATGATGATTGGTTTAATAGTAGTGATTATTATGGTGTAATAAAAAAAGTACAAGATAAAAGAAAAAAATCTTGTGGTAATTATGATGGTATGGTTGCTAAAGTTTCTAATTTTCATTGGTCATTTCAAAAAGATGGAAGTTATGACATAACTGTTGATTTAGTTAGCATGGGAGACATTATAGAATCATTTAAAGTAAATAGAATATCACCTGATGATATAGCACCTGTAAATGAAAAAAAATATGATTTAGAATATCAAAATACTTATCAGGTATTAAACTACTATAAAAATACAAGTGAAATAGCTGGTTTTATTTTCGCTTTTTATGAAATAGCAAGAGGTACCTCTTGGCCAGGGGATGCTATATATAACATACAAGCTAAAACACCTAGAGAAAATACTAATTTTCAGACTACTTGGTATCTAAATTCTAATTCACCTACACAACGTTTTCCAAATCCTTCTGGAAAAGATGGATTTGCAGAAGGAACAGCAGACTTTATTCAACCTGCTATAAATAGTTTAATTAAACCAGAAGAGGGATATAGCGAATTTGTTTTTATAAGATTAGGATGTCTATTAAGATTTATAGAAGAAGGAGTAATGTATTTTGCAAACAATGATTTAAAATCTCCTCTTTTAAAATTTGAATATTATGATATAGAAAAAACACTTATGCATGCTCCTTCTCAATTAATGAGCTATGATCCTAATGTATGCATGGTTAATAGAATAGTAAATTTCCCAGCACTTACAGACATTCCTCCAAATAGAAATTATTTTCCATTTGGTGAACCATTTGAATCTCCAAATGATTCTCAACATGGTCAAATAATGAACATATATTTAAATTGTAGAGCAGTTCTTAAAGCTCTTTCACAAACTAATGACAAAGACAAAGGACTTAATTTAATAGACTTTTTAAATGATTTATTAGGTCAAGTAAATGTTGCTTTTGGTGGTTGGAGTGATTTAAATGCCTTTATTGATGAAGAAAATACTTTTGTAAAAATTATAGATAAAAATCCTCTTCCTAATTTAAAGAAAGTTTTAGGTTCTCAAGAATATGCTACTTTTGAATTAACAGGTTATTCACAAAGAGCAAAAGCGAATATTAAGGCTGGTTTTATAAAAGATTTTACTTTTAACACAGAACTATCTCCTGCTTTTTCCACTATGATTAGTGTAAGTGCCACAGCTAATGGAAATGTAGTAGGAGAAAATAACACAGCTTTGTCTAAATTAAACAATGGATTAACAGATAGATTTAGAAAAGAAATAAATAGTTATCCTACTCCATCTTTAACTACAACACTCACACCATTAGAATTAGCTGAAGCTAAGTACAATACCGCATTTACTAATTTATGGACATTTGGAAAAACTTTAAAAACATACTTAGATAATTTAGAAGGACTATATTATTATAATGCTGAAATTGAACAAAATAAAGATTCATTTAATAAGTATTGTAAACTTTATGTAAACATGAAAAATTATTTAGGAGAATATCTATATGAAAAAGATAAAGCAGCAGGTATTAAAACTGCAACACCTTCAATAGAAACTTTTAATCCAAAAACAGGATTTATTCCTTTTAATTTATCTTTAACAATGGATGGACTGTCAGGTATGAAAATAGGAAGTAAATTTTTTATTGATTCTTCTTATTTACCTTCTAATTATCCTAATGTAGCAAATTTTTTAATTAAAAATCTCCAACATACTATTAATGAAAATGGATGGAACACTAAACTAGAATCATTTTGTATAGCTGCTGGAAATGAAGATGATAACGTATCTCCTCCCTCTCCTCATATAATTATAGTTACTCCTGGAACACCTCCACCTGCATCAGCACCAACAGCATGTGGAATTTCTACTATGTATTCACATCCTGGTAATGACTATAGAGGAGGAATTACAAAATGGATAGGAAACATAGTTAAATCAGCTAAATGTAACTTAAATGCTGTTACTTCTGATATTTATGATGCAGCACCACCACCTAATGATACAGACAGTGGTAATATGGGATGTGCTGCAGCTGTTTCTTTAATATTCTATAGAGCTACAGGATACTCTATTACTCAAAAACAATCTCCTGTTCCTTCAACGTGGCCTATTGCTACATTTCCTGGAAATGTAGGAACAACTGCTTTATATGATTTTTTTATCAGTAATACATCATTATGGACACAATATTCATTAGATAAAGCTCTACCAGGAGATGTTATTATAACTAAAAGATTTAATGCAACTAAAGCAGGCCATGTAGGTATAGTAATAGACACTATAAATGTTGATGGAACATATGATGTAATTTCAAATACATCTACTGGATTTGGTGGTACTAGAAAAGGAACCATACAACAAAATTACACTATTAAAACATGGAAAAATACTGTTATGCCAAAAAATCCAACAAAAACATTTTGCTTTAGATATTCAGGAGGCTTTAGACCATAAAAAAATGTATTATCCAAAATCACAAATTAAAACAAATTTATACACAAATGGAAATCCACCAAGTGACATATATGTTCTTTCTACAGATAAAACACTATACATAGGATACTATTATAAAATTTCAAATGGAGAAGTATTTACTGGAAAATCACCTTCTGATAAACCTAATATTTTACTAATTCCTCAACCAGCAGGTGAAGGACAAGATGTTATTTTAGAAAAAAATAATTTAGTTGAATTTAATTTATCTGAAGCATCAACAGAAATATCTAATTATATAAAATTAAAAAACATAGATGTAAATTTTTCAAGAACTTTACCTCTTCCATCTGCAAATCCTCCTACTTCTTTAGACTACACAAATGGAAAGTTTCCAAGATATTTTTGTAAAAAAACAAACCAAACTATTTATTTAGAAATAAATAAAGATACATACGATAAACTAGTAAAACAAGATCCATCAATTCTTTATCAACTGTTCCAACCTTTTACTTTGACATGGACACTTATTGGCAACAAAGAACAAGTTGTTAAAAACAATCAAAATGTTGTTGAAAAAATTTCTAGCAGTTTAAGAATTCAAAATTTAGCAGAATTTTTAAAAATGGATTTTACTAAATACTATAAACAATGATTAAATTAATGACTTTATTAACCGAGTGTTTTTATACATCTCAATGGTTAGATGTTTTACAAAAATATCCTCAAATTGTTAATTTACTTAAAAATGATAATGAAGTAAATAAACATAATTCTTTATTCGGAACTAAAATTAAAGATTGGAATGATTTACAAAACATAGCATATCAAATAAGTTATTTGGGTGGACATTGTGGATTAGATGCTTTTACTTCTTTTAATTTAAAAACAATAGAACCATTTATATTAGATACTATGACTAATAAAGATGGCTTTCCTATAACTAAAGAAACAGCAGAAAAATTTTTAAACATAGTCAAAGAATATTTTTATAAATACAAAAATAAATCAAATTCAGATTGGATAGATATTGAATATAATAGATTAATAGATAGATTAGGTAAAGAAAAAGCTGATAACTGGTTAAAATGGCAAAAAAAAGTAAAATACTATAAATAAAGACATACGGATTAGGACCGTTATAGCTGCGGCTATGAAAGTACCCGACGACTCGCTATCTAGGGTGCTTTTACTTTTTTTTTAAAACTTGGCTTTCCAAGATATTTTTAGTATCTTAAGAATATAAATTTTAAAAAGGTTATGTTTTACATTGTAGAAACAAATGAACAGCTAAATGAATTATTAAATAAAGGCTACAATAAAGTTTTTATTGAACCCATTTATTTTAATGACAATTATCATCCTTCATTAAACGACATATCTTTACTGTATTTAAAACCGTTAAACAATGATAAAGGATATTTATTATGTCTTCATCATACTGAGGTTTTATCGCTGAATAAAGCGCCTATAAGCGCTTTACTTGCACAATACAATGAAATATATGTGCGTGATAGAAAATCATTTGTATATTACTTTCCTTTAACCAATTTAATAGACATTTCCTTTAATTCGCCAGAATGTGTAGAACCATCAACTTCAGCACATGATTTCTTTTATCAAAAACATGAAAGTTTAAAAAATGTAAACATTCTTATTCCTACAGTAAAACATTATGAAAAATGTGAACTTATATACAATAAAGTAAAAGAATTTTGCGTAAAACCAAACAATGTAAAATTTTTAAATAAACTAACAAGTGTGTTTTTTTCAATTGAAAAAAATGGTTTAAAAACAGACAAATACATTTTCGATAAGCATTTTGAAATCAACAATGAAGCGTTTTTTATGCACAATAATGTGGTTTATACTCAATATAATTTACACACTACAACTGGAAGATCTTCTAACAGCTTTAATGGTGTCAATTTCGCTGCTTTAAACAAAGACAATGGCAGTAGAAAGGCATTTGTTCCTAAAAACAATTGCTTTGTTGAAATAGACATAAGCTCATATCACCCAACATTAGCAGCCCAATTGGTAAAATATGACTTTGCTAATGTCACACCATATGAGTACTTTGCAAAAGAGGCAAACATAGAAGTAAGTGAAGCAAAGATTTTAATGTTTAAACAACTGTATGGAGGAATATACAAAAAATATCAACACATTCCTTACTTTCAACTAATTGAAGAACACATAAACAAACTGTGGGAAAATTACACAGCAAATGGATATGTTGAATGTCCAATTTCAGGACACAAATTTACCACTGACTTAAAAGACATAAATCCACAAAAGTTGTTTAACTATACGCTTCAAAATTTGGAAACGTCAACTAATGTTTGCATAATATGGGACATTATAAAAATACTAAAAGGCAAAGAAACGCAAATTGTGCTGTACACTTACGATTCTATACTGTTAGACTATAAACAAGAAGAAAACATACTTGAAAGCATCAAGCAAGTATTCAACAAATACAAGTTAAAAATTAAACTAACAAAAGGTAAAAACTACGGGGCAATGGCTCTGTTACACTAACATATGGAAAACATCGCTTTTGAGCCCCAAATTGATATTTATAATCGTTACGACTTTACAACAGACAACGATTTTATGAACAACAGGTTATTTGCTACATTCACCCAACAAAATGAAATAGATGAACTGATAGTTAATTTATCATCCACCTACAACATAATGTACAAGAAGATATTTGTACTTTTTGTTAAAACTACAAATGAGTATGTTGTAACATACAATGTAGAGCAAGGCAACGTCAACTCAATTCCAGCCAACACAATATTAGTACATCGCAAAAAAGAAAGCAACACTCTATACACAATCAATGCATTAAACGATTTAATCAAAAAGTTAAATGGTGGTGAAGTTGATCCAACATTTAAAATAGAATGGCAAAACTATAAAAACTGTGTTTTGCTAACTCAACATGGAGATGTAAAGCAACTAAACACAAAGATATATAAGATAGTAGATCTTTAATATTTATAACCATGATAAGATTGGTAAATTTATTGAAAGAGATTTATGATAAAAATTTAGTAGGTCCAGAGTATGGTCAAGGAGGACAACATGTTATTTATCAATATGGTAAAGATAAAGTAATAAAATTTAATTATAGTGAGGAAGGAGAAATAGGAGATAATTTAAAAATATTTACTAAATATCCTGATGTTTTTCCTAAAGTTTATGATATGGGATATGATTACGCTATTCTAGAAAAATTAGATGATAATAAAGCTAACTCAGAAATGTGGGAATGTAAAAAACATTTATTCTCACAATCATCAGAAACTCCACCTAAAAATCAACATATTGCTAAATTAGTTCAAAGACCTCGAATTAAAGGACTAAATTGGTATAATTCTGAGATGAGTCAATTAATATATAATAATTTAGATGATAATGAATTGAAATCTCAATTACAAAAAGAACTACCAAGTAATTTATACAATTCTTTAATAAAAAATTGGTATCCTTTATTCCAGAAAGTAAAAAGTATTTTATGGAGTTCAAAAATAGAAAAAGACATAAATGATGAAAATTTTGGATACAACTCAAAAGGAGAATTAAAAATGTTAGATATATAAAATCATAGATTTGTAATATTAACCGGTAAAAGAACATACTCGAGTTACACTACAAAAAGAAAGGCATGTTTTATAGCTTTATAAGCTAAATTTGGCCTAATAATAAAAAGGTAGTATATTTAAGTAAATTAATAATCAATAAATAAAAAAAGATGGATTTAAACTCAATCAAAAGTAAGCTTAATGCGCTACAGTCGCAAGGAAAAAGCAAAGAAAAAGTTGACTACACCAAGTCATTGTGGAAGCCCAAAACAGAAGGCAAATTCCAAATCAGAATCGTACCGTCTATTTTAGACAAACAAAACCCATTTAAAGAAGTATTTGTACACTACGGTATTTCAAAATTTCCAATTTACGCTTTAACAAATTGGGGAGACAAAGATCCAATTGTAGAATTTGTAAAACAACTTCGCACAACAAGCGACAAAGAAAATTGGAAGTTGAGTAAAAAACTAGAACCAAAAATGAGAGTGTTTGCTCCTGTTATTGTACGTGGAGAAGAAGACAAAGGCGTTCGTTTGTGGGAATTTGGTAAAGAAATTTACATGCAACTGTTAGGCATTGCAGATGATGAAGACTATGGTGACTACACAGACATAAATGAAGGTCGTGATTTTACTTTAGAAACAGTAACAGGAGACATTGGTGGCCGTCAAGGTTTAAAATCATCTATTCGTATCAAACCTAAAACATCAGTACTAGGCACAGATAAAACAATTATCAAAACATGGTTAGCTGAACAGCCAGACATTTTAGAACTTCAACGTAAACATGAGTTTGACAAATTAAAGGAAATTCTTCAAAACTTTTTAAATCCAGAAGATGCAAATGAAGTAGATGAAGAAGAAGTTAAAACACCAGTAAATGATTTGCCTTGGAAAGATGAAGAAGAAGTAGTTGCTAAAGTCGCTCCTAAAAAAGAATCAAATTACACATTAAAAACACCTCCAAAATCATCTAAAGCAGATAAATTTGACGCTTTGTTTGAAGAAGAAGAAAACAATTCACCTTTCTAAATTAAAAATAAAACATGGCTAAAAAATCAAACGAGGAAGTTTCGTTAATGGAAGCAGTCTCTAAAGAACTTAAAGGTAAATTTGATCTTAATAAATTTAAAGAAAAAAAACTATTAAGTGGAAATGTAAAGTTCAAAGAACAAAAATGGATTCCCTTTTCAAAAGCAATGCAAGATGCTTTGTCCATTCCAGGAATAGCTATGGGTCACATCAACATAGTACGTGGTGGTAGCAACACAGGAAAAACCACCACGTCTATAGAGACTGTAGTATCTGCTCAAAAAATGGGTGTGTTGCCTGTTTTAATGATTACAGAAATGAAACACAGTTGGGAACATTGGAAAATGATGGGATTTGAAATGAATGAAATTAAAGATGCAGAAGGAAAAACTGTAGATTATGATGGATTCTTTATATACAGAGACAGAGGAAAACTTAACTCAATTGAAGATGTAGCAGAATTTATGTTAGACATGTTAAATGAACAGGACAAAGGAAATTTACCATATGATTTACTATTTTTATGGGACTCAGTAGGTTCTATACCATGTAGACTAAGCATTGATCAAGGCAAAAACAATCCAATGTGGAATGCAGGAGCAATAGCTACTCAATTTGGAAATTTTATCAATCAAAGAGTTGTATTGTCAAGAAAAGAAGAAAGCAAATACACAAACACATTCTTGATTATCAACAAAACAGGAGTAGCACCAGCAGAAAATGTATTTTCTCAACCTAGAATGACTAATAAAGGTGGCAACACATTCTTTTATGATGCTTCAATATGTTTGACTTTTGGAAATGTTACCAACAGTGGAACGTCAAAAATTAAAGCACAAAAAGATGGAAAAGATGTTGAATTCGCTTTAAGAACTAAAGTGGCCTGTGACAAAAATCACGTAAATGGAATTACCACTAAAAACACAGTAATAAGCACAGTACATGGTTTTATTCCAGATGATCCTAAAGACATCACTAAATATAAGAAAGAACATTCACATGAATGGGCAAACATTTTAGGAGAAGGAAACTATAAAACTATTGAAGACAACAGTGAGTGGAATGAAAAAGTAGATGTTTCTGACATTGTAGAATCTGAGGACTAGTTATGGACAAAGAAAATTTACTTAAACTTCTTAATGACATTAAGGAGGATGATATGCCGTCTTTTGATGAAGGAGAAAGAATTCTAATTATAGATGGTTTAAATCTTTTTTTAAGAAATTTTGCAGTGTTAAACTACATAAATCCAGAAGGTACTCACATAGGAGGCTTAGGAGGATTTTTACGTTCATTAGGTTCATTAGCAAAACAACTCAAACCAACATCAATTTACATTGTATTTGATGGAGTAGGTTCTTCTATAAACAGAAAAAACTTACTTCCAGAATATAAGTCAGGAAGAAATGTACTGCGAGTTAATAAAGTGTCTTTTTCATCTCAAGAAAAAGAAAATGAGTCTAAAACAGATCAGATCATTCATCTCATTCACTATTTACAATGTTTGCCTGTTAAAATCTTATCACTAGATGGAGTTGAAGCAGATGACATTATAGCATTTTTAAGTAAAAATCTTACTCAAAATAAGAAAAACAAAACATTTATAGTGTCAGCAGACAATGACTTTCTTCAACTAGTAGATGAAAACATTACTATGTACAGATCTGTAGAAAAAGAATTTGTTACGCCTAAAGTAGTAAAAGAAAAATATGGTGTTTATCCTTTTAACTTTCTTTTATATAAAACACTAATGGGAGACAGTTCTGACAAAGTAGGAGGAGTAAAAGGACTAGGAAAAGGAAAATTTGACAAGTTGTTTCCTGAAATGTTAGGAGAAAATAACTTAACATTAGATGACATTTATAAAATATGTGCTGAGAGATTTAAAGAACACATTATATACTGTAGAGCATTAGAAAATTTTGACAACTTAAGAAAGGCTTACAAGATTATGGATTTAAGTAATCCTATGTTGGATAACCAAGAAAAGGATTATATATTAGATCATGTTAAAGAATCTCCGTATGAATTAAATGTAGAAACATTTCTTAAATTTTATCATAAAGATGGATTGGGAAATGTGTTAAAAAATGTGGACTACTGGATAAAAGACATTTGGAGCCCAATCAATAGATACAATAAAGCAAAAAAATAAGTTATGACCCTATCAAGTATAGAAAGTTACGGAATTTCATTCCAAATTAAAGTATTATCAGCATTATTAACTGACAAACCATTTTTACAAAACATAAATGATGTTTTAACAGAAGAATACTTCAACAACACAGCACATAAATGGGTTGTAGGTGAAGTGTTAAAATACTATCAAAAGTTTCACACAAATCCTACAATGGATGTTTTAAAAGTAGAAATGAAAAAGATTGAAAATGAAGTACTTCAACTTTCAATCAAAGAACAGTTAAAAGAAGCATATCGTTCATCAGATGAAAGTGACTTAACATACATTAAGCAAGAATTTGCTAACTTTTGTAAAAATCAACAGTTAAAAAAAGCACTATTAAACTCAGTTGACTTATTAAAAGCAGGAGACTATGATTCTATTAGAACATTAGTAGACAGTGCTTTAAGATCAGGTCAAGATAAAAACATTGGTCATGAATACAATAAAGACACTGAGTCACGCTATAGAGAAGAAGATAGAACACCAATTCCAACACCTTGGAATAAATTCAATGAAGTGTTGCAAGGAGGTTTAGGTGAAGGTGACTTTGGCTTAATATTTGGTAACCCAGGTGGAGGAAAATCATGGAGCTTAATTGCTATAGGAGCACACGCAGTAAAATGTGGCTTTAACGTTATACACTACACATTAGAATTAGGTGAAGGATACATAGGAAGACGATATGACGCATTCTTTACAGAAATACCTGTTGATAAGTTAAAACACAGCAAAGAAAAAGTAGGAGAAGCAACATCTGACTTGCCAGGAAATTTAATCATTAAAGAATATCCAATGGGCAAAGCATCATTGTCTACAATAGAAAGCCACATTAAAAAATGCATTGACTTAGACTTTAAACCAGACTTAATAGTTATTGATTATGTTGATCTTCTTTCATCAAAAAGAACAAATCGTGAACGTAAAGATGAAATAGATGATATTTATATGAGCACAAAAGGACTAGCTCGTGAATTAAAATTACCCATATGGAGTGTATCGCAGGTCAACAGAGCAGGTGCAAAAGATAGTATTATTGAAGGAGATAAAGCAGCAGGATCTTATGATAAAATAATGATCGCAGATTTTGCAATGTCTTTGTCAAGGCAAAAGAAAGATAAACTTAATGGAACAGGTAGATTTCACATTATGAAAAATAGATATGGAGCAGATGGCATGACATTCAACGCCAAAATAGACACATCTACAGGCCACATGGAAATTACAGGTGAATTAGGAGAGGATGAAGAGGAAGAATTAATAAGTAATGACAAAGTAAAAGCATCAAATTTTGGCTCAAACATAGACAATTTTGACCGTGAATATTTAAGTAAACAATTTTTTGAATTAAATAAATAAAAAATAAAAATTATGTTAAACAA